TTGTAGATAGTTCTAATAACTTCTCTGTTGATTTCCGCAAGGATCTCAGTAGAAAGGATATTAGCAAGTTCTGCTTCTGCATTTAAGCCGTGGATAGCTTTCAAGTCTTGAGCAAGCTCTAGTGAGTACTCAGCCTTGAGGGCTCTTGAACGGGCAGTAACTGTGACCTTCTCAATTGAGAATGCCATCTGGTTGAACTGCTGCTCATCTGTTCCACCGAGTTTCTCAGCAGAATCAGTATCCATACCCTGACCAACGTTATAGTCGGTAGAAGTAGCAGATGCAGTTGGGTTAAGAACAGAAGGGTTAGTTCCGATCTGGTTTGTTGTACCAAAACCAACAGCTGTGTTACCAAATCCAGCAGTGTTGTTGAAGCTTGCACCCATACCTGAGAAGGCAGAATCTGCTTCGTTGTAGAATGCTTCAGTACGACCAGTATCGTCTCCAGTACCAACGTACTGTGAACGCATAGCAAAGATAAGTCCAGTAGGACCACTCATTGGTTGAACACCTGCTAGGTCATATGCGACCAAGTTAGGCATTGAACGTCTAATCAAAGAGATTAGAACTGGGTCGAAACCAGCAACGTTACCAGTTGCAGTAGCAGTACCACTGAAACCTGGTGGGTTACTACCTGAAGACATGGTAGGACCAGATTCAGCTAGTAGTGATCCACTCTCTTGGAAAGAAGCAGACTCTCTTAAAAATTTTTCTTGGTTCTCTAGTAGAACAGCGGTAACCGAACGCTTATGTGCGTCTTCGATTTTATCAAGACCCTCATGTTCTAGGAGGGGCTTCCACTTTTCGACTAGGTGTTCTGATTGGAACATCTTAGTTTACTTGTAAATGTTTAGTTTGATTAATTTTAAAATCAGTTTTTGAAAGCTGAAAGTGTCTTCAGGTATCCAGCCATAGAACCACTAATGGATTCTGGTGAGCTATCTACTCCTTCTGAAAGAGTTTCAGTTTTCGATGTTGAAGAAGCACCTTTATGGGGGAAATAGGATTCCTTTAGTGTTTCCAACTTTTCACGATATTCTGTTTCACTGTCAAACTCTACACTTTCGGCAAGTGAAGCGAGCTTCTCTTTCTGGGTGGCAGCAAGGCCATCAGAAACAGATTCTAAGATACTATCAGCAGTTGCCTCAGCGAGACCCTTGTTGAGTGAGATATTCTTTTCTATTTGCTCATTGAGCTTGGTTTCCATGTCATCAAGTTTTTCTACCATACTCTTAAGGACATCATATTTTTCTTCAGGGATTTGTACATAATGTTCTTCAAAAAGACCCTTCATTCCTTCAAGGAATGATTCGGTCATGTCTGCCTTAAGTCCGTTTTCAACGGCAAGTTGGTTCTCAACGAACCACTCGTCGGCAACATACTCAAGGTAAGAATCTACACGTTCTTGTAGTTCTACCTTAATTTCTTCTACTTCCTCAGAAAGCTTCTCTTCGTGCTCTCTGACGATTTCTTCTCTTATTGCTGTAACTTTAGAATTTATTGCAGCTTCAAAGATTGTTTTTGCTTTTGCTCTAAACTCTTCTGATAGTTCTTCACCACCAAGAAGTGCATTAACGTCATCTTCAACGTCTACTTCAACTGTCTCTTCTACAGTCTCCTCTTCAGCAACTACCTCATCTGTTGTGAGTTCGTCTTCTACAACTACTTCCTGTTCGTCAGTAATTTCTACTTCTGATTCTTCTGCTTTCATTTTTCCTTTACGGTTTGTTATGGCATCAGATACTTGCTTTAATGATCCACCAGGTTCCTTTAACTTAGCACTATCATTAGTAGGGCTATAGTTTTCAGGTGTTGGACCTCCAAGATCTTCGTAAGGTGCTCCCTTAGTCATAGGTTCTGCTGGTTTTGCATTAGCATTCACAGCAGTCTTGGATTGCTTCACTTCTTCTTCCATCTTTTGTAAGTTTGTGCCACGAGACATTTGTACGACTCCGATTTATACGTTATTAAATCTATATTTATTTAGAATATTTATAAGTTTGATAAGAAATCATTAAATAACGAGAGTTTTTGCTCGTCTAATTTTTTCTGATCAACTAGTGTATTGATTGTTTTATATGTCTTAGTAGCATACTTTTCACGTAGTATACTGCCATCCCAGACCCAATCTTTTCCTTCCATAATTCCCTCAACAAATGCATCGGGAGCAGAAGGATCAGCAACGATGTCAGCAGCAGTTGCCAACATGAAGTCGTCACCGACAACATTAATTCCTTCACGGGTTGGTTTCAAAGAACCAATTCCTCTTGAAGAAACACCTAATTTAACACCTTCATCAATAAGTGAAGATGCAATTTTACCCATCGGTGTGCCAAGAATCTTAGCTTTACCAACGAAGTTAGAACCACTTTCTTTAAGTGATACTATTTTATGAGAGACCCTATCTAGATTAACGGTTGGACCTTCTGGATGACCAAGTTCACCAAGAGCTCTTCCTGATTGAACATGATTTTCGTTGTAACGTCCTACTTCTCTACGAAGAGTTTCCATAGGATACATACGACCATTACGGTTCTTTATGTTTCCTTGTAAGAAAACACCCTCAATATACATGGACTTCTTGCCGTTCTTTTGTTCGACAAGAAATTCTACTGATTCAATTTCTTCCGTAATGAGTTTCATCAGGCTTCCCCTGTAACTTGAACTTGTTGATAATATAATGCACCAGTTACATCAGCAGCGTTGCCTTTAGCTAGAGCACTAACTTTAAATGAATTTCTCAAAGTTGCATAACCACTAACAGCAGTTACAATACCAGAAGTATCAGCATCAAGTGTTATTCTAGTGGCAAAAGCACCACCAACACCAGCAGTATTATCTACTGCAGTTACTGATGAATCTTTAATAATATCATCATAATAACTTTGGTCTGTTACTGTTATACTAACACTAGAACCAACACCAAATGGTGTACCAGTTCCTTCAGGAAACTGAACTATTGTTGTAGATCCTGTGGTAATACCTGTGACTCTTTGAGAAGAAGGTCTATCAATATTAAGTGTTGCAGTTTCACCTTTAACCAAATAAAAATCTGCAGTCGTTGCAGTTGGCATAGTGCCTGTTTTAACATGAGCACCTTCTAATCCAGATGCACCTACAAGAGTAACCCTTAAGGATTTAGCTTGTTGAGCAATTCCTGCTGCAATTACTTTAGCCGTATCTGTAGATACGACAAGTGAGGAACCACTTCCTACGGGATTGAGAGCCATTTATACAAACCTTATAGTATTAAAATTCATTTACTAGTTATTTATAGAATTACTCTTCTTCTTGATCATCAACTTCAGTTTCTACTTCTGCTTCTGCTTCTGGTTGTCCTGCAATAACTGCAGCAGCCGCATCAACTTCTGCTTCAACCTCATCTGCTGATTCTTGATCACCAAATAATGAATTAGCTACATTAGGCTTATATCCATCAACTCTTTCAGATGATTTTGCATATAAAATATCTTTAATTTTATCGCTGACCTGTGAAGCCGAATCATCCGCAGCAATCATATCCATAAGTTCATCCATAGTATTAGTGTCAAATGAGTAACTATATTCTATTTAGACACTATTTATTCTTCTGAAAACTAGATTCCATCATCATAGTCATCATAACTTTTTTCATCCACAACAAATGATCAGTAGGTTCCTGCATATGTTGTGGTCTTTCTGCTGATCTAGGTCTATTTTTATGATAAAAATCTACAGCATTATATAACAATCTAACATCATCTTCAACCAAATTTATATTAAAACTTGGTTGTTTACTTCTATCTTTAAAGATAGGCACTAAATCTCTCCACCTTTTGGTTTAACTATATTTGCATCCATAGTTGTTGCTTTAGCATCTACATCCATAGATCTAAGTGCAGCATCTGGTTCACCACCAGCAGCAGAATCTCCTAAATCATCCATTGGCATAGGTCTCAATCCACCTGTACCTTCAGGATCTAACATCATTTCTGCAGGATCAGGAATAGTTCCATCCTCAATTTCCTTCTCTATCTTCTCATCTTCTTCTCTAATTTCTTCATCAGTTTGACGAAGTACATTACGTCTAACCCAATCATTAGAATAATATTTACCAATATAAGGTTCCACAGTAGCAAGAGATGCTAACCTTTCATTCATCAATTCAGTTTCTTTTAATTCAGTAAAGTGATTATCATATAAGAAATCGTACTGAATATGCTCACTCATTATCTCCCAGTCTTCAGGAGTAATTACATTTGTTAGGAGTAATTGGGTTCTCAGCATGTCATTAAACATCCTAGAGAATCTCTTTCTTAAACGACCAACAAACTTACTAAATTTAACTTCATCCCTCAATATCTCTGAGGATCTTCCCAAGTTGAATCCTCCTTCTCCATCCATTCTTGATGTGGGTACATTGAGCGACCTATATAATTTCTTTTTGAAGTACTCAATATCCGTGATCTCTCCAAGGTTTTGACCTCCAGGAAGAGTAGAAATTTCAGTTCCACGACCTCCTTCCCTTCTAGGCAACCAGAAATCTTCAAGCATTGACATGTACTTCTTGTCATCTCGGATCTCTCCTGTGTCGGCGTTGTAGACAAGTTTGTTCCGATATCTCATCATTACGTCACGGAGATATTGCTCTGCCTTGACTTTAGGTAAATTACCTACATCTATGTAGAAAATTCTTCTTTCTGGTGCTCTTGATAATCTGTATATTACTAAACTATCCTCAATCATACGCAATTGATTGAGTGATTTAATTGCTTTATGTAAATATGAAAGAGTTGATCCCTTATTTCTATCAACTAATCCAGACGTGCAGTATGTAATGGAGTCTGCTGCCATTTTAATTGCACCTTTTCCACCACCAGAAGCCGTACTGTTAGTAGGATAGGTTTGTTTTGGAGTATATACGTAATATTCTTCTAATTCTGGAAAGGTATATTCTTCTGGATTCCCTGTATTTAATCCTGTAATTGCTCCTCTAGCAAATTGATCACCATTTTTTTTCTTTTCTTGTCTTACATATCTAATTTTCATAGCGTCAATATAACGCAACTCTTGTATACCTGCTTCTGGATTTTTTAAATCTATAATTTTATGGTAAAAAAGTCTACCATCTACATACCAATTTCTATAGATTTCATGTGCTTTCTTATCAAAATCCAATAAGTCTAATATAAATTTAAAATTTTCTCTAACCTTTTTCTTTATACCATCACTAGCATTTAAATGATCTAGATTTATTTGTACTGGTTGATCATTACTATCAGAAACTAATGCTTCATTTACAATATCTTCAATCGCACTATCCGCTTCAGGATGAAGCGCCATTTCTCTATATCTTTTTATTAGATCAAATTCTGTTCTATATACACCTTCTATATCTACATACTGCCCAAAAAAACCACTACTCAAATAATGGTCATTCCCGTCCTCCTGATTAGGGGGAACGGGAGAGACCGCATTTGGAGATAGTGGTTCAGCATCCTCTATCGAGAACCCAAATAACTTAGCCATAATTTATTTTAACTTTTTACTATTTATTAACCGTTAGGAGACCCTGCTCCAGCCAAATTGAGAGACTGAACTTGGAATTCCACGGTGTACTCTTCTATAGTATCCCCTGTATCGTAAGATAAGTCAATAGCTGACACACTTGTTGGGAAAATATCGATAAATTCGTACTCTTTCAGTACTACATTTTCGTTTCCAGAACTATCTTGACTTCCTTTAGTAGATCCTCTACCAAGTTGGAATACTTTCGCATTCGTCATGTAAGCAGATGGATCAGTTGCTCCAAGGTTAGTTGTTAAGTCTGCAATTTGCTGTGTCCAGTTCTCAAAAGCATTTCTTAGTACGAAATCTTCATCGTTAATTACTGTTACAGTCCAAGTATCAATTGTTCTGTCTCCAGCAACTTTAAAGATTCGACCTCTAAAAGGAACATCGATTGATGCGATATTCTGTGCAGGGAGTGCAGCTGCTTTGCATAAAAATTGGAATGAATCTGCATCCCATCCAGTAACCCCGTCAGGTAGAGTGGTTAGTTCTACCTCAAACAGATTGGGTCTTGCACCACCACCTATCAGTTTTGATTTAAAATCAGATATATTTTTGTTTGGTCTAGTTGTAGCCATTGATTAAATCCTCCTGTTTATATTTAGAGCTAATAGTTAAACTCTACCTGCTACTTCCTCGAAGCTAACACCAGTACGTGTAGCAACAAAGGTTAGGGTAATGTAGTTAATGGACTTCGCAGGCTTCAGGAAGATGTCTGCTCGGAATTCATTGTTATCAACAACATCAGGAGTGTTATTTGTGGTATCACAAACAACGAGGAATCCAAATAATCCTCTCTTTGCCTGAATGTCACGAAGATAAGGTTCCACAATATTGCGGAAGTTTGCTCTTGTTAACTCATCGTTGAGTTCAAAGAGTTGAGCCTGTGCTGCTCTTTCAAGTGCTTGCTCAATTGTAAGGAATAAACGACGAACGTTAATTCTATCAAATGCTGATGCATATCCAAGAGCAGTTTTATCACCGAATAGAAGTGTTCCGATACCAGGTGTGGTTACGAAAGAGTTGATTCTATTTGGATATAGTTTATCTCTCTGTGCTTTAGATGGGTTATATGCAAGTTTAACTGCATTATTAATAACACCTCTTGCTTGTCCTGCAGGAGAGAACCAAGGATAAGCAACTATGTTTGTGCGAGTCATTAGACCAGCAACGTCTCCATTACAAGGAATGTAACGGAATGCATTATTAAATCTATCATACATGTACTTGTATCCACTATCAAATACACCATAAGATGATGAGGAAAGTGGACTGAAGAAGTTAATCACATTAGTGGTTTGAGTATCAGTATTAGTGATGTTTACCACGTTTGCTTTATGTGGACTGATTGTTGCCATACAGTCTGCTCTTTCTCCAGCAAGTGAAAGGAGTTGATTTGCCTTTGCTTGTGAATCAGATTCTGTCTCACAACCTGGACCCATGATTAGGTAGTCAACTTCAATTTCATCCTTATTGCTAAACAATCTATAGGATGTCATTAGGTCGGCTAATGTAGCCTTCATACCACCCTTAGTTTCTCCAGCAGGAATTGAACCATAGTCTTGTCCACCAGATAATTCATATGCTATATTACCCAATACTGAGTAAGTAACACCCTGTGCATCTAAACCCCATAAACCATCTCCAGTTGTAATCGCAGTACATGCAGTAGAGAATCCAGAAGCAGTTGGTGTAGTTCCCCAGTTAGTATCTTTTGCATTAGATGGGTTAATACCTGCGTAGATATTTTCAGAATAAAGTGCGATATAGTCTTTGTAGTATACCTTTTGTGGAGGATTAACTGCAGAAACTGTATCTTTTGCCTTAGAAAGGTTTAGATGTTTCTCAATAATATTTCCTTTGATTCCAGTTACTCTACCTTCATCATCAACAACTACAACGTGTATACCATCATTCTTACCCTTCCTCTCAGCAACAAAGTTACTAGTGGTTGGTCTAGGTGCTATGGTCTTCCAGAAAGTTGTTGAGTTCTTAAGGTTTAAGGTTTGCTCATCATACCAGTCTTTAACAGATGCTGGAGTATATGCACCAGCAGCAGCAGCAGAGTGTCCTGTAGTAACTCCTGAATTGTTGAGGAATCTAATAGAAGATGATGTTGTATATGCAGTTATGCTATTTCCTTCCGCATAATCAATTGGGAAGTAAGATGTAATACCACCAATTGCTGATATTCTATCAGTAATCTTAACATCAATTGTTGAATTAGAGTTGGTTGAGTCTGTACTTACACCAGTAATAATTCCTTTGAGGAATCCAGTAAACGTACCTGTGGTTCCAATTCCTGGAATGACTGCACCATCTATATTGGCAGTAACAGCAAATCCAACAGTAGCACCAGCAAGTGCTAAGTTATTAGTGCTAATACCAATTCTTTGATCTGCAAAGTCATCTATAGTACAAACTTTAAGTGTGTTAGACCAAGTTCCTGGATTCTTTGCTGCATAGTTAAATGTTGCATCACTTTGATGATTGTTTAGATAATCATCATAGTTGTAAATCTGAAGAACAGAAGTAGAAGCAACACCAACACCTGCGTTTGCGTTGTTAAGATTACTACCTGCAGTTCTAACTACCTTAAGAACACCACCATATGAAAGGAAGGATGATGCACTCATCCAATACTCATATTGGGCATCTGTTCCAATTGGTTTACCAAAAGTATTAACTAAATCTTCTTCTGTTGTAATATCAATAGGTTCATCAACAGGTCCAATTTCAAACGGTCCAGCAATTGCACCGATATTATCTAATACATTCTCTGCTCTTCCTATGGTTAAATCAACCTCCCTTACCAGTACTCCAGGAGATAATTGAGGAGTGGCCATGTTTTTCTCCGATGTCTCAGTTTTATCTGAAAATATTTATTGTTTATGACTTTTTCATCGGGGAAACATGGAGTGAACACTACCAGTCTGGATATGACCAATCACTAAATGGTTTCTTTTTTCTTCTATCTACAATTCTTCTTATGGTACAAATCTTACATTCATAAGAATAAGATGATGGAACTGCTCCTCTACTTTTTCTAGTTCTGTAAAAACCATCTACAAGATTTTTTATCTCTCCACAAGTTCTACATTTTCTATCTACAAGCAACAGATGTCCTAATTTAAGTTGCTTGTCAAATTCCATTACCGATAGTCCCACATATAAGATTTGTCTCCGTATTCATCCACATTCCAATTAGTAGATGTATCCATAGACCCATTATCTATAAACCATCTATCACCCTCTTTATCAACAAATTGATCTTCATCTGTTCCATCTACAATAAAACCAAATGGAGCCATGTCTTGCTCTAACTGGTTTTTTTGTTCCTCATATAATCTCTTTCTTACATCCTGATCTGTAAGTTCTTTAAAATAATCTGTTTGAACTAACCAACCAAATATAACCAAGCACATAGCAAGGTCATCATTACATCCCTCTTCTGCCTCAAATGAATTACTCTTCTGAATAAAAGTTGTTAGTTCGGATATAATTTCATAATCTTTAAATATTAATTTATCTGCTTCAATAAGAGTTTTTAAATTGAGAGAACCAACCTTCTTAACTGTCTTGGACATCTTAACTCCAAGTTGAGTCTTTTTGCCAGAGAACCCTTGACCTACAACTTGACCTGCTCTACCTCTCATAGAACACATAAGAAGATTATCATATTCAAGATCAAAGTTTAGAATAGATGCTACCTGATCACCAATATCATTTACCTCACACATAATAAATGCGTCATTATAATTTTTTGCTACCTCCCATATAACATTAGGAAATAGCATAGGTTTAATTTCATTATTTCTATACTTACCTACAACCTTATGAGGAAACTCTGTAATATCTACAACAACAAAAGCAGAGTAGTCTTCACTCACTCCTCTTGCTACGTCAACAGTCATTACATAATTATGATCTTTTATAGGTTGTTCGTAGCAATCATATCCTGCTTTTCTTATAAGAGGAGCTTCATAAACAAATGCTCTAAGTTTAGATGGTGCGATAAGAGTATCAACAGATCCTAAGAACTCACACTCAAACTCAATCTTAAACTGTTGTTCAGATGTGTTTGCAATAGTTTGTCTTCTCCATTCAGCATCCCTACCAGGTACTTGAGACCAGTGTACATCAGTTGGTACATAATCATTATTACCCTTCTCAGCATCGTGCCAATACCTATAGAAATGATTCATACCATGTGGGGTAGAAACCATTATAACTTTGGTTGTTTTACCAGAAGTAATAGTAGGATAAACTGAACTAAAGAATGCCTCTGCAATATGGTTTGGAACGAATGCAAACTCATCAAGGAATAGTATATTAAATGACATACCACGAACCGCACTAGCAGATGTAGATGCTGCTAATATCTTAGATCCGTTTTCCAACTCCATAGAACCTTTGTTCCAAGATATAATACCTTGTTGCATCCACTTAGGTAAGTTCTCATAAGCAGTTTGTAATCTACCCAACAAGTCTCTGGCAGTTGCTGCTTTGTTCGCAAGAATACCTACATTAACACTATCATTAAAAACAATATAATGTAAGAGATAAGCTACAGACGTAGTAGACTTACCTGTCTGACGAGGCATCTTACATATATTAAATCTATTCTCATGGAAGTTTGTAATTAACTTCTCTTGAAAATCATATGGTTTAAATTGAACAAGTCCCTCATCAAGAGAAACAATCTTCATATAATTATTTGCAAAATATACAGGATCTCCTGCACATTTCATAAACTCAAGAATCTGTTCTTGAGTAAACTCCTGCTGAACATTTGCTTTTTTTAGATTGGGATTGCCTAAATAAACGTCTTCCATAATTACATCATTTCATACTTACCAAATTTTTTGTCGTGTTCGATAGTTTTTCTTTGTAGTTCTAATATTTTTTCTAAATTCTCTACTTTCTTTTCTAGTTCTTTAGTTTTTTTCTCCTCCGATGAGGAGTGGTTCTCCAGGGTCATAGTCCGAGACTTTGTAGTTCCAGAGTTTAGCATTAGGATACACTTTTCTCACTTGATCCTGTACTTCTCTGCGTGAAGGGGTTTTAACATGGGGGAAAAACATTTTAAGATTGTAGTCGTTTCCTCTCCATGCCAAATTAACAGATATTATATTTCCTGTCTTAGGTGCAAGACGGATGGCTTCACTAACTCCACCACCGTTTCCACCGTTGCCATTACCATTTCCATTAGAGCCGTTTCCATTACCATTGCCGTTGGAATGTCCATTTCCGTTGCCATTACCATTTTTCTTTTTGTAATCATCACGAACTAAAAAACCACCACGAGCGGTGTGATAACCACTTGGGATAGGTTTGCATTTTTTATCCTGATTACAATAGTATTCACCTGGAGGACACTTTTTCATTAAAAAATAGACTCTGTATGTTTATTTATAGTCCTATAACTGTTAATGGGTCAGTCATAACTGTTGCAACACCAGCATTAGAGTCAAATTGAACCCTATTACTTTCATAATTTAAAGTGGTCATATTACCCAAACTAGTTCCATCACTAGAAATGCCAACTGCTCCTGTACTATTAACGTTACTAATAAGTCTAGGCATTTGCTGTCTCCAATACCGAAAGAAGAATTTTTAAAGTAGTATTAGCACCTGCTTCTGCTACAATAGAATCACTTGTTTCTAATACCAATTTACCATCTAAAGGAATATACGCATCTGCAACAGGAACACTAGCTCCTTTAATTATTTCGTTAGTTGTACTACTTCTTACATGAGACATCGTAAGTGTAGTTGCTGCTGCAGCATAATTTGTTATATGTGCATATAAAATAATGCCAGTATATCCTGTTGGTGCAGTATATATTGTTGCGCTACTTGTTGTAAGTGTAGCAGTATGTGTTTTAAATCTGTTGAGTGCGAGTGCCATATTAACTTAATGCTAGGATAAACGGAGTCATTTCTGAGAACAAACTCTTACTAAAGGATCTTCCACTAATTGTACCAGTTTCTTGGTCAATTTGTAAATCATCACCTATTCTAAAATTACCTGCTTGGTCTGTACTTGTATAAAGAACCTTACCACCATCTTCGGTAATAACTTCATTCTTTTGATCAAGAACACCACCTCTTTTTGGAGTAGCTTCAGTAATAAGATTACCTGCACCAACATACTCAAATGTATGAGAACTAGCAATAATTTTACTTTGTTGTTGGAAATATGCAGTAGAACCAACTCCAACTGTATTAAGTAAATTTGTAGCAAGTGTTAGTGTAGTTATTCCTGATGACACGGCTGTCGAACTATTTATTACATAATAAAGAGGATCCATACTAGCAGTTGCGGTTGCAGTATTGATACCAACATTAGGTGCTGCTATTGTCACATCAGGAGTTCCAGTATACTGACTTCCACTACTAATAATAGTAACTGATTTAATTGCCTCATCTTCTACTGTAGCAAATGCTGTTGCAGTCTCTCCATTAGGACCAGAAGGTGCTTCAACAGTTACAGCAGGAGTAGAAGTATATCCAGTTCCTCCAGCACTTACTGCAATAGTTTTAACTTCTTTATACAGTTGGTCAAAGTAAACCATCTGTCCATCATATGGTCTATCAACATCAATCTTTGCTGTTCCAGCAGATGATCCTGAACCAACATAAGTATGTGTTAATGTTGAAATACCAACGTTAACCACAAATGAAGTAGTTGATGGGATTGAGTCTACAGTAAAAATATAAGGTCTCTTATGTGGATATATTTTAGATCCAAACTCACATGTTAATCCAATTCCAGCAAGAGTAACTCCCATTCCAACTAAGAAATTATGTGCAGCAGTTGTAGTTACTGTAGCAACACCAATTTTATTATCATAAACAAAATTATTAATTGTTTTTTCAGGAGCAAAAGTATCAACGTTTACTATAACTTCATCTTGTGAAACGGCAGCTGCAGTTGTGACAAAACCAGTATATTGAAGATCACTAACACCTTTAGCAACTAAACCTTTAGTACCAAAACTACAGTTGCTATTTGCTATATCTGCTTGACCACCTTTATCAACTCTAACTGCTTGATCAGTACAAATAGTGAATAAAGAAACTAATTGAGCAAATCCTCCATTAGTAACAGCAACACCAATACCACCTTGGTTATATTGTGTAAAGGCATCAACGTTCATAGATCTTAGAAGTCTTGCCCGATCACCATCAACATAAACTCCAGTACCAGTAGTAGTATCACTAGTACAGTTTTGAATATATGGACCTTTCCATTTTCCACCACCTACATTCTCTGCTATTTCATCAGTTGGGAATGCAACTGCAGCAGCAGGAGCAACATGACCTGTGAAAGTCATATTTGCCAACTTAACAGCTTTTCTTACATGGAAAAGATCACTAGTTGTTGTGCTTGGAGTAACCTGTACTGTTCTTTGATCATCTCCCACAATAGAAACAAAAGCGGGAACCGAAATAGGATTAGATTCAGTATATTTTCCAGAAAGAACTTTAACTGTAGTCCCTGATGAAGCAGCTCCAACTGCAGCTGAAATTGTTAGAAAAGCATTATCAATAGACGTTCCATTATTTGTATCTACCCCATCTTTCGCAACATATAATACGTTTGGTGCTGAGTTGATACCAGTTGCAGATGCATCAAGTGTTACATTTTCACCAATTACAATAGTAGAATTGGAGACAGTAACAAGACCAACATTAATTTGATTATTTTCACCATCAATAGTAATAGATGATCTACCAACAGTGAGGATACCCGTAATCCTTGCATCACCATCAACTAATAATGCGGTAGTACCTACACCTATATGTACGGTTCCTACTCCAGTACCAGAACCAAGAGTTGTTATTCCTAATGTCTTAGTATTTCCATCAACATGTAGATCAGATCTAGCAGTAATAATACCAAGAGATTCTATATTTTTTACTTCATTATAAGTGACAGTTCCACCAACTGTAATATTTCCATCAAAATATGCTACTGTGTCAGTTGTATTTCCACTCCCAACATACAAGTTATATTCTGATCGTGCAGTAGTTGCAATACCTACATTTCTAGTAGTATGAACACCAATAGCATTAGATGACCAAGTTCCACCAACTCCTGTAGCACCAGTAACGGTTTCAAATACAAATTTCTTACCTTCTGGTTGAGATGTATCCACAGCAAGATACATTCCATCATAAGCATTTAAGTTAGTAGCAATACCAACAATATCATCAAGATATTGGAACTTAGATTCACCACCTCCACCTATTGCAGATAGTTGTTGTTGAACTCTATTAACAAATACTTTATAATTTTTTTCTAAATCACCTACCGTAGCATAATCTGTTTCATCAAAAGTTTCTTGTTGTTCTTTTAATTGTTTTTGACTTAATTTTATAGTCTCAACTAGTTTTGATAAATCTGAAATACTACGAGATGTTGTTCTATATTCACTTTCAAACTTAGAAGATAATGATGATACATTCTTTTCTATATCATGAATATTATCATCATAATATTTTACTTCAGGAAGATTTGATATTTCTTCTTTTAGTCCTTCAAAATATGACTTAAGTTCTTTATTAGATTCATAATATTTGGCACTACTTTCATTTATTTTTTTCTCAATATTTTGTCTTGCTTCATTCAGTTTACTTAATACACTCTTCTTCAGTAATCTGTCATCATTTTTAAACTGATTGTGATGATCCCATATTCTCATGGAACAATCTTTCAATTCTTCAGTTATTTTATCCTTTACCTCTTGTAAATTATCCTTTACTTCATCAATTTTAACTCTACTCTCAAAATCTTTTATATCAAAGGATTCTGATAAAGCATCAATATCATAATTTATCTTTGTATTGAAAGTATCTACTCTATCACCTATTGCAGTAATATCTAATTCATACTCTTTAAAAGTTTTTCCTATCCAAGTAAAATCAGGAACAACATCTTCCCTAACCTTTTGAATTTCTTCTCTTATAAGAACAAAATCATTTTCGTAATATTTTGGTTCTGGGAGATTTGTTACTTCTTGTTGAATAAGATCTATCTTATCTTCAATACTATCAATCTGTTCATCATAGTATTTTACTTCAGGAAGATCTTTTACAGATGTTCTTAAAAGACTTATCTGTTCACAGATAGATTCTACTTCGTTATCATAATCTTTAACTTCTGGAATATTTTCTCTTACTTGCTCAATATGCTCTGCAAGTTGCTTTAACTCTTCATCATAATATTTTACTTCTGGAATGTCTGGAATACTTTCCCTGACATCATTAACCATCCGAACTAATTCAGACCATTCGGGTGCTTTTACTACATCGGTGACTTCTAAAAATGGATCACCATTTGCATCTTCAATAGTAACTGTATCTTCTTCTTTTACTTCCTCTTCTTCAATATAATCTTCTACGGAAGGTAATTCTTCTTCTACCTCCTCTTTTAGAAAATCATCAACTGAAGGTAATTCTTTTGAATCATCCCAATCATTTATGGACGGCAACTTATCGTCAGGCATTTTATTAGTAAATAATACTTTGGGATTTCTCTCCCATTAAGTTTATTTATCTTCTTTAGGTACTCCGTTTTTTAGGAGTTTTGCAAGTTCTGCTGTGGAACCAACAAAGAGTGCATTATTAACTGTGTTTGGTCCTTTTTGTGGAGCATCTTCATTAACGTCTTTAACTTTCTTCTGAAGATCCATTAACTTATCAGTTGCATCTGAAACACTCTTAATCAACTGTCCTGCAACCTCATATGCCCTTGGCATCTCACTATCCTGTGCAAGTTCAAGAATACCATTAATTGCTTCCTGACCCTTCTCTATGATGCTGTAGAGATTGCCACGAGTATACTCATAATCTTTTTCAATATCATCTTTAGTTAATCTATCTGGTTTCTCTCTATCAACACCAACAACCACATCAGTCTCATCGACTTCCACTTCAGTTGGTGTAATATTGAAAGCATCATCTAAATTGTTTTTCACGGTTAATCTCCAGTTATAGTACCACTAAATCCAAAGTCATCACCTTCCTCAACTAATACATTATCAGCAGAGGTAATAGATTTGACTTCTGTGCCACCTATGTGAGCAAGTTTAGTTGTACCATCCTGACCTCTCTTAACAGTAATCTTATTAGTATCAGAGTCCTTGGATTTAACATAAACTTCCTCTCCACCAATATCTAGGTAGACACTAGTAGATCCAGAAGATGCTGTGATATTAGTCACATCATTAAGTTCAATAACAGTTTGAGTCTTAGTAATATCTGCTGCTAAGTTGGTAAGGACAGTTCCATCATAGTTCTGAATCGCTCTAGGAACAACAGAGTATGTAAGATTGCGTTGTGCGTTGGATGTATCTGTACCAGTAAGGTAGTTGACTGTAGACTTTGTAATAATATCCTTGGAAGCATCTGAAACAGGACCAAAGAGGTATGTCTTAGCAGTAAATCTCAGAGTATACATAAGAACTCTTCTTGATTCAAAGTCTCCCTCATAATCATCCTGCATAGTAATATTTTCAAGAACTATAGGAATATCTCTCTTCTCTTTTATAGAACCAACTAAGTTGACTGTAAGATTATATGATGGTTGAAAATATGGTAATATCTGTTCTACAATTTGTAATGCATCATCATTTAATTTACACATAATAGCAAGTTCAAATTGCATATTATATGGAACTGGCATATAAACTTTCTTCTCATCAGGAGTATCTGAATCTGGATTCTGAACTACAATCTTTTGAGTAGTAGTAACCTTTCTAGAAGGGTCATAAGTCAAACCAGTAAACTCAAAAGACATCCTTGGTAAAGATAAGGATGTTGCTTTATTGAGATCGGGTGATTGAGTTAATCTTGCTAAAAACTTCTGAGTAGGTCCATAGGCCAAAGGAACTCTTAATGGTGATCCATCCTGTTTGATAGAGATGCCATTAAATAGAGTACCAAAACCAATAATGGTTCTCCTCAAAATTTCGTTATAAAAATATTCAAACATTTTTACAGTCCTAGTATCTTATATTTATGGAATTCCAAATGGGTTCTGCTCACTAAAGTCTAAAATATCATCTGCAGCAGATTCTATATTAACATTATCAGCATATCCATCCTCTGGAGGATCTTCACTAACGATCCTTAATGCATGAACAGCACCAGAAGTTCCTCCAGTTATATCTTCTCCAATACTAAACATTCCAGAAACATTTGCAACCTCTAGAACGTTTGTAGTAGCACTCCATGTTCTTACTCTTCCTGTTACACCTGTAATAGATCCAGTAACAACTTCATTAAACTTGAAGTTGCCACTATTATCAAGTGAAGGATCACCAATAGTAATTGTTGGACTAGATGTATATCCAGCACCAGCATTAGTAATATTGATGGCAGTAATGGTTCCAGCAGAACTTACGACTGCTTCAGCAGTTGCCCGTGTATTTGCTGCACCAACAGGTGCAGTAATAGTTACACTAGGTGCTGTAGTGTACCCAGAACCAGCATCAGTAAGTGTAACGATACCAACTGCCCCATCACCTATAAAGACTGTTCCAGCAGCACCTGAACCCCCTCCACCAGTAATCTGGAGTGTAGGTGCAACAGTATACCCAGAGCCTGGATTTGTGATAACAACCTGTTGAACTGATTTGAGATTATCACTTATATTTAAGTTGCATACATTAATCCCACTAATCATCGTGGCAGTAAGAATACCTGTAACCTTACCAGCAGGAGCAGAACTCACTCCAATTGTTGGAATAGCACTATATCCACCACCTCTATTACTAATATTAATTAACCTAATAGATCCTTCAGTATTAAATCCAACTTCAGCAGTAGCAGTTGCTCCAGTTCCTACAAGTGTAAGAGTCTGAGAATACCCAAGGAGTGTAGATGTACTTCCATCTTCTGCTATTCCATCAGAATCTTCTCCAGTTAGAATATCATCAATTTCATCTACACCAGTATCGATAACTTCATCTTCGTAACGGAAGAGTTCACACTTAAGAGTATATACATATGTCTTCTGAAGTTGATAGAATGGTTTCTCATGTTCTACATACTTAATCTCAAATAAACGATCACCTAATGGAAAATAAACTAGATCACCCTCTTTAGGTCGGGTAGTTAACTTTACATTAGATTCGTTTTTAAGTAATGGTTGAATATAGGTTTCCCATCTTTCTCTAGAAATAACAAGAGTTACTTCATTTGTTTGCTCAATACCAAACTTAGATAATAATGTAGGATTATCTGCATAACCATCAAAGTTATCAATATATGCTTCTAATGGATATGAATCATCAAACTTAGATTTAACTACTTCCCTTATAACAGATTTCTCCTCCATGTATTTTCTAGGAAGATAATGTATCTCAACACCATACATCCTCAACTGTTCGTTGATTAAATCCTGAACTAAATTCTGTTCAGATCTTGCACCTTGTTGAAAGAATGGATTAAGTGCCATTATCCTATCATATCAAGTGGAGGAAGTTCATAAGTATTAGACATTTGTTCTCTGATGATTTCTAAATCTTTTTCTGCATCATCATAGATTTGTCTACCATTTAACTCTACTCCACCAGGTAATTTAACACCTTGGAACTTAAGTAAATTCTGACCCCATTGTCTCTTCATAAGAGCAGTAGCATATTTCTTTAAGAATGAATCATTCCATACTCTTCCATAATCATTAGGATCTAATTGTCTAAAACAATCAATAACCAAGTAATCATCTTTTGATACACTACCCCAATCAATATCAAGATACAACCTATCCATTCTCTTATTAAATCTTATTTGTTTCTCTGTTGTCAATAAAAAATTAATATCTTCAAGATATGTCTTAGTCATCGCATAGGTTAATAATTCAGTTGCACCCCAATAATAAATATCATTCAAAAACATCTGATACTTAACACTAAACATATTATTTGTCATAGTGTTAGTACCATCAAAATGGTATATCTTAGTTACACCAATAACTGCAGGAGGAATTTGTAAAAAGTTACTATTCTCATAATAACTAAAAGTTGTTTCTGTTCCAGCAATATCCGCAGTTGCCGTTGTAGTCGTTATTCCAGTCTGTTTTTTATTAGTTTCCATCGAAGCTCTGCCCCGATCAATATCATCTTGAGTTATTTTATATTTAAGATACGCTTGTGCAACACCATCAAAATGCCTTTCTTGAAAGTATTGAACTGCATCATCTATCACATCTTCAACTTGTTCATCAGCAATATTAATTTCTAGCACTGGAGCACCCAGTTGCCTCTTGCAATAGTTTACAAATTCTGTCCTATTTGATGGAGATGCCATTTATACAATTACCCTTGAATATATTTATGGTGCTGAAGCTATGCCAGTATATACTAGAATATTTCCATTTACTATATTGTAAATAGTTGATCCAGAACTGACTAAAACATTATACTCATATCTTCCTTCAGAAAGACTCGTAGTTGCAGTTGATCCTAAAGATACATCAAATATTCCACCACCAGCACTACTAAAACCTACAGTAAATGTTGCTGCTGGAGTCGTTGTTGCTGCAACACCTGCACTTTTTTGCATCTGACCAGAACCTGACCAAACCGTTGTCGTACCATATCCTTGAAAATCAAAAGCAACATCAGAAGTATCAACCACATTAAAAGTAGTTTTAAAATCTGAACCAGTATATATTGTTAGATTAGCAACATATGGTACTCCTGCATTAGGGTCAAATGTTAAATTTTTACTTGCCATTGACCAGTTCCTTTAATAGAGATTTGATTTCACTAAGCTCACCTTTTAAATTGGCAAGATCTTTTTCCATAAATTCCACTCTTTCATTTTTTAAATTTTTTGCATTTCTAGATGCAACGTAATGTTGATAATCCAAAGAATTTACATTGATAATTGTGCCTGTATGAGGATCCCTTGCGAGATCCTTATGTCCTTCAATATTGTAAGGGTTCATATTAAGCAAGAGCCATTACACGTAGATCTTTAACCTTCGGAACAAATACTTGACTTGTTGATGTTAATAGAAGTTTGATTCTATAATATCTGAATGAAGGCAGAGTATCAGCAGTAAAAGTATATTCTTTAAATGCTGAATTATCACCAAAACCATACTGACTTGATGCAGTAACTAATGAATCAGATAATCCATCACTATTTTGTGCAGTAATTATTTCACCTCTACTATTAAGATTACTATAACCTGGGAATGGTGTAAATATTGGTTCAAATCCAGGATCATTTCCAACAGCATAGAATGCTCTTATATTTGCATCAGAATTAGTATGACCTGATAATACTATCTTGATTGATGTAGCAGAATTTTCTAATTGAAGTTCCTTAGTGATATATTGGCAAGCAGTAGGATCATCGGTAATAGATTTTACTCTACTATCTGTAGCATAATTACTAACAACACTATTGACCCTATTATTTGTAAGTATAGTGCTTACTCTTTGAGCATCAATTACTGGACTTACTTTATTATCAGTAGTTGCAAGAGTCAATCTCATTTGAAGAGACTTATTACCCTCAACTTGATCTAATTTTTCATCTTCATTAATTTTAGAATAAACTGCTCTTGGGGTATCAAGATAATTTGGTTCACCTATTGAAATAGATTCAAATCCTTCATCAAGATATGGAGTTTCATCTCCACTAATACTTGCAGAAGAAGTAGTTCTTACCTCACACCCTAAAGTAGTTCCTGTAGTAGTAACATTTTGAACAATTGGAGTAATGATCTCAAATGGCATATTTTGTGTTGCCCTTATTTCATATCCTCCACAAGACTTAGTTTTATTTAAGTATAGTTTAGGGAATCCCTCATCATTACTTCTATCATCATTGATAGTACCTATTCCAGTCATATCAAGTTTTATATTATATGAATCAAATGCAATTGATCCAGTAGGTGATGTTGATGTAGAAGTTGAAAGTCCATGAGTTGTGTTAATTCTCTTAAGACTAACTCCACCGAGTTCATACTTATAAACAGGAGTTCCTACAGAATATTCAACTTTATCATCTCCTCTAGCAGAGATAGTAATTACATTACCAGTTACATTATTATACTCAACGATTTCTTTTCCAATTTTCACATATCCCCTATTAGTTGTACCAACTCCAACATTTTCAAAATTTTCATAGACAGAACCATCATCAACACTAAATGAAGATTCATTACCAGTTTCTAAAGCAATACTCAATTTACTTGGTTTAATATCAGACTGAGCATTTGATATTTTAACTCTATTTTGAGTAGAATACATTCCATGATTCTTATGATTAACCTTTACATGTAATCCATCAGATTCTACATCGATAGAACTAATCTGAACATCACCACCATTAACATATCCAAGTTCAGTCTTAATACCAGAACTATTTGTATAGAATAGAGTATTAGCAGTACCAACAACAAACTCACCTTGAATATTATCAATAGTCAATTCATTAGTCATTCCAATACCAGTAATACTAAATCTAGCATTACGTCCAACAGTTCCACTACCACCAGTAGAAAGTCCAATAGTAGTAATACCAATAACATCTCCTACAGAGTATCCTGTTCCACCACTAGTGATCGTAGCAGCAGCTGCAACTCCATTATTAACATAAACATCCGCAACTGCTCCTCTTCCTGTACCAGTAACTGTAACTAGATTTACACTATTGAAGGTTTGATTACCATCAAGAGGAGTATATCCAATACCAGCATTAGTAATACTCAAACCAGAAGGAGTTATAGATCCACCAGATCCAACAATATTACCCTCTGCCATCGTTCCATCTTGAATAATGGTATTACCTAATTCATAACTATCACCAACGGTTGTTCCAAGACCAACTCTTATCTTTCTAGAACCAAGAATTAATGAATCTGGTGCTAATGTAGGAATTTGATTATTTCCTTCAGTAAGTTCTGGACTATAGAATTCAACAGTACCCGATGTTTCAAAGTCTGCTCTATACATTGTAAACTTCAAATCTTCCCATTGACTTGGTTCCCATGTAGAAGCATTTTGTGACTTAAAGAGTGAACCTAAGTATGGTTGATTGGAAATGTATGTGTCAGTTAATATATCAGTTTCTCCTATTCTTGAAATATAAACACTATACTTGGTAGAGTTAGATGCTAAAGCAACAGCATATTCAGTATTATTACCTTCAAGATAAACAGGTGCTTTAAATTCAACTGTAGTTGCCACAGATCCATCTGCGGAAAGATTAACTTCTGCAGGATCTAATACAATTTCTGAGAAAGGAAGAACATGTTGTGTAGGCAATCCATTCTTCATAGATCTAATCTGGAATACCACAGGTATATCCATATCATCTTTAGTTCTAAAGAAGACATCACATTTAGTAACAAATATTCCACCAGCATCCTCAACTAAGAAAGACTGTGCAAGAGGGTCATACCATCCAATAATTTGTTGATTTACACTTTCAGAAACCACAGTGCTTCCTACAACTTCGGTTCCAAGACTTCTATTAACATTTCTATCTTGGAATGATTGTCTTTGCTCAAGTCTTGCATTTCTTACAGAAACAATATTCTCCTGAACAGTTTCTAATGTTCCAGCAGATGTAAATGTTTCATCTGTGACAGTTGTAGCATTATCTGGATTATTGTCTGGATCATTGGTTAATGTAAGAGTTTTACTTCCTGTTTCAAATCTTGGGAAACTAATATTATTAGGATTCGGAATATAGAAAGATCCAGCACAGAATGCACCAATATCCGAAACAAGAGACATTGCTTCAACAGTTGCTATTGCTCCACTACTTTGACCTCTGAAAACCATTCCCAGATCAATATATCCAAAATATTCACCCTGTGGTTCATTTGATAATGAGAATGTATCCACATTCAATATTGTTGAAGTAGATGAGTATGATGCAGGGAATGCTTGATTAGTATAAGGATTTTCTGCAAAAACCTTAGTAGGAATATTATATGGTCCTTCCTTATGGTTTGATTGTGCAACCCTAAAAGTAATTCCTGGTGTACTATCAGAAGTTATTTGACTAAGACCAGTTGGATTAACCATCCCCACAACCTTTTCACCAACCTGGAAAGTTCCAGATGTCATAGAAATTTGAATTATCTTAGGTACACAATATCTGGTAACATCTTGACCATCAAAGAAAGCATAAAGTTTTGTTAGAGGTTTAACTCTCTTAGCAACAAATTCAATATTTCTAGACCTCATGAATGGAATAAGATCTCTACTTACAACTCTATCACCAACGGAGGTTCTTTCAAATGATTCAGTAATTAATGTTTGAGAACCTGTTCTATTTTCAACACCTTGTTGAGTTGTAGTTCTTGTTGTTTCTCTACTTACTCTATTAACAGTCTCTCTAATTCTTCTAGCAGGGTTTCCAAATCCACCACTAAAGTTATTAATCCAACCACCCATTCCAAAGACACGAGTTTGATTAGAAATTACAGTATCTCTATTAGTATCATTAGTTGTTGTTCCTGTCCATGTAGTCTGCCATGAACCCCATACAACAGGACCAAATCCTGTTTGTTCGTCTATCTCACCATTATCAACCATTCTGTTAAAGACTGATTGATAATCACCCTCAACATTAATAACTTTAGGTTGCAATCTAGCAGTATCAACCCATGTATCAGATGCAGGAGTAATCTCCATAGTTCCTTGCCAAAAACTAATTAAGAAAGGAGTAACACTTTCTGATCTAGTTGCAAAACTTTGTTTTAACCATTCAACTTCAGAATAATCTAAAGTTATAATATCACTTTTCTTTCTTACATTAATACCTTCAATTGTTGAAAACTTAAGATCATCTGTAGAATTATTACCAACAACTGGTCCAAAAATTAAATCAACAGAGTTGGTATAATGTCTTGGTCGTAATTCTTTATTCTTTGTATCAATACTATTATTAATAGGAATTGCTTGCTCTTGAGTCTTAAATCCAGTAAAGTTGTCTACAAAGAAACCAGATTTAAATCTATTCAATCCATCACCATCAGCAACAAACATATTTGCCGTATTAGTTTCTAATAAAGAAAGAGTAGTATAATACTCAAGATTTTTAATTCTATTTTCAAGATTCTTGATGTCAGACATCGTAAATCTCTTACGATCTAAGAAATCAATTTGAGCTCCAGCAACATTATAAAGATAGGGTGGAAGTCTAACAGTTGCTATTTCTATAGCACCATCAACAGGAACAGGTTTTTGTGGATCTTCCGCAGGATCTCCATACTTAATTTGGAATACTCCTTCTTTACTCAAAAATATTCTATCTATTCTTCCAAGGAAGAATGAAAAATCAGTTAATAAAGATTCATCAGATGCTAAAATATTAGGAGCAGAATTTCCAGATGCATTAAAGTTTCTTCCTTTGAATTCAAGAGGAGATCTATCTCCTTCAGAAACAGAAGAAACAGCACTTGCTCTAGGTCTAATATCAATTATATCTGAATTGGAAATATCATCAATTTTTGGAATATCTATACCATAATCATACTGATCATAAGAATTAACAGTTATAAAATCACCATTATCTCCAGAATCAAAAGATCCATTAGAATAGTATATTTTTATCTTTTTAGTTGGAGCATCTGAATCAGACTTTCTCTTAATCTGACCTATATTGTAAATAGTGGATTGTTGACCATCAACAAATGAGAAATTTGGAGATATATCAAAACTTGGAGAATCTAATGATGAAAGTATTGCACTAGCACCAGATTCTTGGAATTGAACAGTTTCTCCTTCTTTAAATAAATGCTCATTTTGATAAATTACACTAATTACACTATCACTAGGTTTTTCTGCAACTATAGCTACAGCATCACTAGATTGACCTATAATTTGCTCACCAACTATCAATTCATTAGTTGTAGTTGATTGAGTAATAATAGAAGAAAGAGTAAGTTTGGGTGATGATGGATCACTCGTATCCGCTGATTCAAAAACTGATAATACCTCTATAATATCAGAATCATTTATAGATATATTTTTATCCTGAACTCTTGTTCCATATGGATAACTACCATATGTTAATCCATCATTTAATGTAGTAGTTCCAATTCCAGAAGCAGCATCCTTAGAATAATTAACAACTAAAGACTTAACAGCATTTCTTATCTTCTGTTTTGCTTTTGGTTTTTGCTTTTTAATAGTAGCAATTAAAGTTGCTCCTTTATTAGCAGCAGGAGGATTGGATAAACCACGAATCTGGCAAGTATTTCCAGATCCAAAATCAAATTGATCTGCTGTTAATTCATGAGTCTTACCATCTGCACCAATCAAAGAATATCTCTTGGCAGTAAATGGTTGGAAAGTTTCACTAGTATCTATTGTTGGAAGAGGAGTTTCTAATCTACCACTACTAATATTAACAGCAAATGTTTTTCTTATAACAACTGATGCACCTGTTAAATCAACATCAGATACATTTCTCTTAGAAAGGCGAGTATATAATGTATTATCACTAGAACTATCTAATTGAGTTGCTAAAACTTTTAAATCACTTACACTTAAAAAGGGAGTTACGCTGGTAATACCAGAAGCAGTTGTTGGTAATCCACCATTACATATACCACTTACTGTTGTAACACCTACAACAGTAACATTATCAGTTCCAACACTAATTACTCTTGATAAAATAGGATCTTCTGATATCGCAAGATCACTATATGAAATAAGATTACCAATAGTAGTAATTCCTGGAAAATTAGGATTAGTGCTTTGTATCTTGGTTCCTGCAGCTCCTTTATCTACACCAACTGTAGCAACTCCTACATTAAATAATGTAGAAGGAATTACATTAGCACTAAAGGTATTAATACCAACAGTATTATTATCAGTTCCATAAACAGATTGAACGTCTGAAACAGTATAATCAGTAATACCTATTGCAGTTCTTCCATTATCAATACCATTAATTATTAATTGCTCATTCGTAATAAAATTACCATTTTTTTCATAAACAGTTAAAGCTACTCCAGCAGAAACGGAATTTACAAGAAAAGCAGTAGCACCACTATCCTTTCCTTCAACAAAAGCAGGAACAGATTGGGTAATAGATTGGTTTAACTCTATTTCACTAAAAGTTTGTACATCATATAATGCAAGATCCCACTGATTTTTTTGCTTATCAGAATCTGAAACTTCATAAGTACCCGATTCAAGTCTAAAATCATACACCCTAGCAAGACCAACTTCTTTACCTGAAACAGTTTCAGAATTAACACCAACTCTTTGGTCTCTTAAACTTAGAACATATGTACTACCAATACCTACTGTCGGAGTTCTAAAAACACTGTTTATCTTAAGTGTTGGTCCTGTATTATAGATTATTGATTGATCTTTTAATGTCTTTATATCTCTTGGTTTAGGTACATCAAGGAATGTTGGATTAAGAGTTTCAATCTCATAACCCTTTACATAAGCTTTACCTGGAGAAAGTTTATATAATGCTAAATCATCACTTGGAGTTTCTCCACCTGGTGTAAATTGACCTGCTTTAAATACTCCCCTATTTCCAATATTATCATCTAAAGATTCTAAAAGAGTAACATCAAAAGGTTTTACATCATAATTACCACTTTCATCAAATGTTCTTCTTGCAAGAGTATCAGTTAAATCAAAGTTAGATGAATAAGGTGAGGTTCCCCCTAAAACTGCTCCTCCACCTACACCTTTTCTTTGAGATTTTAAAACACCTGGTTCGTTATTAGCACCAATAGTAGCTAATTCAATAAAAGAATTATCATCAAAATCATCTAATGATTTTTTAAACAAACTTAGAGATATTTTTAATCTATCTGCACCTGGAGCAGAAAAATTATTATATCCTTGAGAATTATCATTCAAACTTTCATCTATATCTGAATTAATTATCTCTTCATTTACAAATAATCCTACCCTATAACTTGGAGCACTATTATATTGATCTAGTATAAGAGTTTCTTGATTTACATTACAAAATTGACCACGAACAAAATATACTCCATTTTGAATCTGAAATGATGATCCAGTTACAGCAGCATCATTTGCCACTGTAATAGCAAAAGGAGCTCCAGCATCAATTGCAGTATTACCTAATAATCCTGAAGTTATTATTTCTGAACATGATAATTCTTCTCCATCAGAAAATACTTGAGTAGAGTTGTTAGATGTATTAGATGTTAAGTAATTTATATAAAGAGTAAGTTGACCTCTTTCAGAATCCTCTGCTAATAAAACTTTATCTACAACAGCACTTACACCAGATCTTTGTCCTGTAATTTTTGCACCAATTAATTGATCCACATATGCAGATACAGGAACTCCTTGATAATTATTATTAATCTGTATACCATAATATATACGATTATATCCAGTATTACCAGGTATTACTTTTGCACCTTCTTTAAAAAAATGTTGACCAAATTTTTCAATTTGATTCTGTAATATAGACTGAAGAGCTGTTAATTCTCTAGCCTGAACAGGATATCCTGGCTTAAATAAGACTCGATAAAAATCATTAGACGGATCATAATCGTCAAAATATGGGGCTACATTTAAGTTGGTTTGCTGTGGCATGATTTTTTAGAACTGCAAAACTATTTTGATATCTTCTTTTTGGTTTATTGACCGAGTAATAGATGGTCTATTATCAACAAAAATAATATTTCCTGAGTATTTTTTAACTTCGGGATTTGCAATACCTTCAGTAAAACTCTGTCCAAGATAATATGTTCTATTATTTATTACCGTAGATAGACCCGTAAACCCAGTATCAATTTGTAAAGTAGATCCAGATGAAGGACTAATTTCTACACTTCCACCAGTAGATGGAGAAGCAGTAAATGCATTTAAATTAAATCCATACTGAGGTTCTGTTACTGCTGTTCCAACAGTATTAAAACCAGCAAGAGTTCTATCTTGCCAAAACTTCAACACTCCCGTAGTTTTATCATAATTAATAACTCTTCCCACTGCAGTTGATCCTGTCGCAATAGTCTGAGTAACATATGAATCTGCAGTAAATGTAGCAGAACTATATCCAGTTCCTGATAATCTTAAAGCACCAAGAGCACTTGCTTTATCAGCACTTAATAATGATGTAGAATTATATTGTTGAGGATTGCATACAACACCAACTCTGGCTATATCATTACCAGTTATAAAATCAGGGTTTTCATTATCATTTTCAATCCTAGAATATAGTAAAACATTATAAGCACCAAGTTCTCTGTATATATTAGATCCATGTCCACCTTGAGGAGAAATGATAACATCAAATAAAGGTCTAGTGCTCCCAGTAGGAACAGAACCAGCCTCTAAATCAACACTACCAAAAGTATATCCAGATCCTTGTTTAGAAATAACTATCGTATCAACTTGTTGATCATTAGTAGTAGTAATAGTACATTCTGCCCCAGACCCATCTCCTTTAATAGGGACATTACGATATTCAGTACCACCTACAGGACCAATACTTACTCCCCTATTAGTAACCGTTACAATTTTAATAGATCCATCTACAGCAGTATCTCTTACTGCAGCATTATCACCACTAGTTGACCAATCAGCAGGAACAGGCATAAAATCCGTAGAATCGAATTTTACAATATCAGATGGTTTAATTGTATAAAGATATTTCCAAATATAATTATCACCACTACTTCCAGCAGACCTTGGTTCCAAATCAGTAAATGTTGGTTCATCTAAAGATGGTCTTCCATTAGGATTATCAGGATCTGTACCATTTTGAAGACACTCATAAACCCTATAATCACTGTTTATCACATAATAAGTTGAAGTATATAAATTAGTTGCACCTGACACTGGAGCAGTATTTGTTCTGCTATAGTCTCCCCTATACATGTCATAAGTAGTACCTGATGACCATACTCTTTTAGTGACAACTTGTTTTGCATCATCTGAATTTATTTTCTTCAACGCAATCATATTATCCCAATAGTCAGTTTCTTCTGAAAAACTATCTTTAGGAGAAGGTGGGGTTGTATTCCAATCAGTTTCAATATCAGTGGGATTGGTTAATCCAACAAAAGAATAATATGCATTCGTACTAGAAGTTACTCCAGCAATAAAATTCTTTGCATTTAATATTCTAATCTGATCAGTTATTATAGCAGCCATTTGGACAGAGATTTTTCTTTATTTATTAATGATTTGATCAAGGAGTTTTATATTGCTTATATTTGAGTGATTCAGATCGTCTTACTACTGGAGAAGTAGAAATTCCACCTGTTCCTCCTAATGTAT